CGCCGGAGTACGTCTCCCGTGGCGTCCTCTCCGCTCCGTACCACGGCGCAGGCGCAGATGGCGTGCGCTACTTCGATACCGCGAACGGGAACAGCGTTGCGTCGAATGTCGTGAGCGAGGGGATCGGCGCGCCGATCTCCGATTCCGTCCTGCTTGGCTATCTCGCGGAGGGGCAGTTCACCAATCGCCTGCTCTACTCCGAGGACTTCAGCAACGCCGCGTGGGTCAAGACGAACGTCACGGTGACGGCGGACAGCACGGCCGCGCCGGACGGCGCCACGACGGCGGACACGCTGACCGCGACGGCGGCGAACGCGACGGTGATTCAGGACTTGGGCGTCGTCGCGTCGGCGCAGAAGAACGGCTCTCTCTGGCTGAAGCGCAAGACCGGCGGCGGGAACATCCAGTTAACGATCGACGGCGGCGCCGGCTGGACGACGGTGGCGGTCGGCGCAGACTGGACGCGGTTCCCGATCGCGCAGACGCTGGCCGACGAAGACTTCGGCGTGCGGATCGTGACGAGCGGGGACGAGGTCTATGCGTGGGGCGGGGATGTAGTGACGGCGGGTTACAACGGCAGTCAGCCGATGGGCACGCATATTCCGACGACGAGCGCTGCGGTCACGCGCAATGCGGATGCGCTGACGTTCGACAATGACGGGAAGGTGCCGCAAAACACATTTACAGTGGCGTGCCAAAAATCACGCGTGTGGCAGGTAGAGAGGTCGACCCCGGTGGATGCGCCGATCAACGTTGGTGACTACGCCGGGAATGCTTACGCAAGCATCGGCGGCTATGGTGGCACCTTTGGTGTTATCGGTTCGTGGCCTACGGTTTGGAGCGTGACGAATGGCGGCCCTTCAATCACGTCCGGCCCGCCGCCGAAGCAGGCATATACGTTCCCTGCCGACATGGTCGCCATCAAAGGGTACATCGATGGCGTGATGTTCGCCAATACGGCGAGTGAGGCGAAGGTCAGTAACTGGTCGTCGAACAAGATTGGCATTCAGTCCCACCACGACGGGGTCGGCGCTCAAGGTATCTCGTGGGTGCGAGATATTTGTGTCTGGAATCAGGTGATGCCGATTGATGCGAACGGTGACGTGGTGGAAGCGAGCGGTTCGCCATCGGGCGGCGCGGTGTTGCGTGCGTTGCGACAAAAGTACATGCGTGAGCGCGACGAACGCGAGCGCGCGGATCGTGAGTTCTACGCCCGGCTGGAAGCGGGCGATGAGCAATAACCCGCACCGACGCGGAACGTCGGGTACATATCCATGGTGGTAGCCATGTCTGAAATCGAGCAGGAACAGAACGGCGCGACTGAATACGCGCATGATGAACAGTCCGAAGCTCCCGTCCAGCAGGAACAGGACGCGGAGCAGAACGTCGCTGCGGACACGACGGAAAACACGGAAACGGACGAGCAGAAGAACGAGCGAATCCTGCGTGAACGTCAGGAGCGTTCGCGGCGCGCTGCAAGCAGGGTGCAGCAACGCTTCGACGAACTCACGCGGGACAAGTATGCCGAGAGGGCAGCGCGGGAACGGGTAGAGCGGGAGCTAGATGAGTTGCGTCGCGCGTCGCGGCAGCAGCAGCCGCAGGACGGCGACGGCGCACCGAAGCGCGACCAGTTCGACGATTACGAATCCTATATCGAAGCGCGGGCATCATACCGCGCGACGAAGGAGATGGTCGGCAGACTGGAAGCGATGCAGCGTCAGGTCGCCGAGCAGCAACGCGCGGAGCATGAACTGCGCGAGCGCAACAGTGTCTTGCAGGCGATTGCTGATTCGACGGCCAAGTTCCGCTCGCAGGCGAAGGACTTCGACGATGCGATGGAAGCTATTGCCGACATTCCGTCGTCGCCGATTCTCGAACGCGCGATTGCTACCGCAGACAACCCGGCCGCTATCCTCTACGCGCTTGGCAAGGACCCGGAACGCGCGCGGAATATCGCGATGATGGACCCGTTGCAGCAGGCAAAGATGATCGGCAAGATCGAGTACGAACTGCGCTCTACTTCCGTGAGAGTGTCCAATGCGCCCGCTCCGGGCAAACCCGCTGGCGCCAAGGGTGGCGCGGCGAGTGAGCCACCGGAGGACCCGGAGGCATATTTCCGGTGGGCCGAGAAGAACCTTTCATAGCAGGAGTTTTCAGTCATGGCAAACGCATTTCAGAATCCCAACACGTTCACGTCGGCTACGCTGCGTGAACTGGAGAACGCGCTTGTGTTCTCCAAGCACGTCTCCCGCAAGTACGACGACAAGTTCGCCAACGAAGGCGGCAAGATCGGCGACACGCTGAACATCCGTCGGCCGGCGCGGTTCACGGTGACGTCCGGCGCCAGCTTCTCGGCGCAGGACTACACCGAGACGTCGATCCCGCTGGTCATCAACGCGCAGAAGCACATCGACACGTCGTTTACGACCGCTGACATGACGCTCAAGGTCGAGGACTTCGTGGCGCGTGTGATCCGGCCGAAGATGATTCAGTTGGCGGCGCAGATCGACTACGATGGGCTGACGCAGGCGAAGAACTCGGTTGGTGCGCTGGTCGGCACTGCGGGAACGTCGCCGAACAACGCCTCGTTTCTGTTCGATTGCGGGAAGGCGCTCGATCGGTTCGTGACGCCGCGCGACGGTGAGCGGTACCTTGCGATCGACGAGACGTCGAACGCTTCGCTTGTCGGCGCGATGACGGGCTTCTTCAACGACCCGCGCCTGATTTCCTCGCAGTTCAAGGATGCGGTGTTCGTCGACGGTACCAATACCGTCGGGCTGAAGATCGGCATGTCGCAGAACGTGAACCGGCACACGACCGGGCCGCTCGGTGGCACGCCGCTTGTCAACGGCGCAGCGCAAGGGCTCACGTCGGGATGGGCGAACACGACGAGCCTTGTGACGGACGGCTGGACGGCGGCGGCGGCAAACCGCCTGAAGGCTGGCGATATCTTCACCATCGCGAACGTGTTTGCGGTGAACCCGGTCACGCGCCAGAACACCGGCGTGCTGATGCAGTTCTGTGTTACCGCCGATGCGGCGTCCGATGCGTCGGGCAACCTGACCGCCGTCGTCACTCCGGCGATCATCTCGGCTGGTGCGTTCCAGAACGTCAACGCGGCCCCTGCGGACAACGCGGCCCTTACGGTCGTCGGCACGGCCAACACGGCCTATGTCCGCAACATCGCGTGGCACAAGGACGCTTTCACGCTCGGGTGCATCGACATCGAGGACGTCTCGCGGTTCGGGACGTGGGGCGCGCGCAAGTCGTACAACGGTATGTCGCTTCGCGTGGCGCGGCAATACGCCATGTCGACGGACACCGTCGGAACGCGCGTGGACGTGCTCTACGGGTGGGCGACGCCCTACCCGGAACAGGCCGTGCAGTTGATCGGCGCGTAACGTAGCAGTGCGGGGCGGGCCTTCGGGCTCGCCCTGCCCAACACTTAGGAGATGATATGGCAACGTCGAGTTACAAGCCTCCGCGACACGTCTACTACGGGCCGATCGACCCGGCGACGGGCGAGCGCGCGGACGAGCCGGTGTACACCTACAAGCCGTGGCCTGCGATCTACTACCGCATGGCGACAGATGGGGTGACGGTCGAATCTGAGGTGTTCGAGTCGGCCGATGATCTGGCGTCGGCGGGCAGCGAATGGCGCGATTCGATGGCGAAACTCGGGATGCCGTCGTCGCATCCGTCGCAAGATGAGCTCAAGGCCATGCGTGAGAAGGCGCGGGCCGAGACTATCAAGGCGAGGAAGGTGGCGGCATGACGACCGCGCGCGACTTGATCGAGGATGCAGCGGCCGAGATCGGCGTGTTTGCGTCCGATTCGGCGTTGTCCGATGCGGACGCGCAGATCATGTTGCGCCGCTTGAATCGCATGATGGACTCATGGAGCGCAGAGGGGCTCGCGGTGTATGAGCGATATGACGAGTCGCTGACGCTATCCGCAGGCGTCGCGAGCTACTCGACCGCGCTGCTCGCGGGCGGGCGCCCGGTGCGCGTCGACGGCGTAACCGTAACGGTCGGTGGCGTTGACTACGACATGCGGATGGTCTCGAAGGCGAACTACGACGAGATCGGTTACAAGTCGGTGGCCGGCATTCCCGATATGTGCTACGTGCAAATGGGGATGCCTGACGCGACGCTGTACTTCTATCCGGCTCCGTCGGCCGCATACACGGCGAAGGTTACGGTATGGCGTCGGATGCCGAACGGGATGGCGTTGACGACCACAGTTAGCTTGCCTCCGGGTTACGAAGAAGCAATCGTCACGAATCTCGCGGTGGCGTGCGCGCCGATGTTCGGCGCATCGCCGCAACCTGCGACGGTGGAGAATGCGCGCGAGAGCAAGGCGACGATCAAGCGCAACAACACGCAGCATATCGAGATGGACCTGAACCTTCCGGGCGCATCCTCGCGCGCGGGGTTCATTGACATGGGGCCGATCCTATGACGTTTCCTGTTGAACCGTTCCAAGACATCGTCATTGCCGAGCAGATCACGGAGGATGTTACGCCGGCAGGGCTGATCCTCCCGGGTGACGAGAGCAAGACGCGATGGGCGAATGTCGTCGCGGTTGGTCCGGGGCGCACCTACGCCACCGCGATGAACGCGACCGGCTCGATCGAGGCTGGCGTGTTCGTGCCCACGACGGTCAAGGTCGGCGACAAGGTGTGCTTCGACCTCTACCAGAGTGGCGGGCGTCCGCTGAAGCTCAAGGACGGGCGCGAGTATCTGTTGTTCCGCGAAGGCGACTTGATCGGAAGGGAGCGCGGTGGGGGCTGATGGCACCATTGTTCCGCTGTTCGGCGTCGGAAGCGAGGCCGTGTCGGCCGTCGTTTCCGCGCAGCGTCGCGTCAACATGTACGCGGACACGTCGAACGCGCAGGACAAGGGCGGGCTGACGCTGTATCCGCGTCCGGGGCTCGCGATCTACGACGAGTCGTTCGGGCCTCGTCTCGTTCGCGGGTTCATGGACGGCGAATTGTCGCAATCGTTCAATGGCGCGCTGCCTCCGACAGTCGGATGCATGGTGGCCGGTGATTTGATTTTTCTGGTACCCGTACCGCAATCGCCGCTGAATGGAATGCTAGGTTTCGGAGCGATCGCGGGGGCGATGGAAACGTCGACGGGGCGCGTCATGATCGAGCGCAACAGCGGGCAAATCATCGTGGTAGATGGGACGACCGGTTACGTCGTCAATACCGCAACCGGGGTTGTAACAACGCTATCCTCGCACGCTCCGGCGGCGGGGTTCCCGAACGGCGCAACGACGGTGTCCTATCTGGCTAGTCGGTTCATCGCGAACGGGCCCGACGGCCGTTTCTACTGGTCGGCGCTCAACGACGGGCTGTCGTGGTCAACGCTCGACTTCGCGTCAGCAGAGCTGGCGCCGGACAATCTCGTTGCGACATGGGTCAGCAACGGGCAGTTGCTGCTGATGGGCGAATACACGACTGAGTTTTGGGCGCCGTCTACCGGCTCGGCCGCGTTCGCGCGAGTGTCCGGGGCTGCGGCGCCGTGGGGGCTGTTGTCGCCGTGGTCGCTCAAGCGCGTGGGCAGCGGAACGATTTTCCTCGGACGCAACTATCAGGGCGACACCAAGGTACTGATGCTCAACGGTTACGACGCGCAGGTTATCTCGACGCCGAACGTCGAGTCGCGCATTCAGGCTGCGCAGGAAAGCGCGGGCGTTGCGGTTGCGATGTCGTTCGCTTCCGGTGGGCATACGTTCTACCGGTTGCGGTTCCCGTCGTTCACGTTGCGCTATGACCTGACGACGAACGCATGGGACGAGGACACGACGGGGCCTGACGGGGCGAACTTCTGTGGCGAGCATGGCGCGCTCATCAACGGGGCGTTTCTGGTGTCCGACGCGTCGCGATCGAAGATTTACTACCAGCAGGAGGATGTATACGCGGACTACGACCGGCCGATAGTGCGCGAAGTCGTAACGCGGCACACGTTCTCCGACTACGACCGCACGACGGTAGACAAGCTCGGCGTCGATTTCGAAACCGGCATCGGGCTTGTCTCGGGGCAGGGGTCTAACCCAATGGCGATGCTGCAAGTGTCGCGCGACAACGGGCGAACGTGGGGAAACGAAATGTGGGCGTCTGTTGGTGCGCTCGGCAAGTACCTAACGCGCGTTTGGTGGACGCGGCTCGGGCGTTCGCGCGATTGGCTGTTCCGCATCAAGATGAGCGATCCTGTGCGCACGATCATCTGTGGCGCTAGTCTCAAGGTGAGGCCGTGAGTGATAGGCCTATTCCTTACGACTTCGCTACGTCGCGCCAGCCGGGCGGCCTCACGGTGCCGGGGCGCGAGTTTCTGCAATACGTTGCAACGACGCTCGCGGAATTGCAGGCGGCTATCGCTGCGGGGTTTCCGGTGACGAACACGGAAACTTACACGACGCCTGGCGCGTTCACGCATACGTGGTCGAGCGCAGCGGTCGGTGCGTGGGTAACGGTTGTCGGAGGTGGCGGCAGCGGGTCGGTGTTGGCTGCAAGCGGCGGCGGCGGTGGTGGCGGCGGGTCTGGCGAGATCGTCGGGCCGTTCTGGTATTCGCGCGCTGGCGCAGTGTCAACGGCCGGCGTCGTCGGCGCTGGTGGTGCGGCGCTCGACACGTCGTCGGCGACGGCCGGCAATGACGGCGTTGCGTCGTCGTTCGGCGCGGTTAGCGCGGCGCCGGGGGCTGGCGGTACAAGCGGCGGGAATGGTGGCGTAGGCGGTGCGCCGAGCAGCGCGAGTGCGCCGGCCGGAGGAACGGCGGGCGCGCCGCCTACGGCGGGAACGAGAGCGAACGTGCTCGGGCATCATGCGTCAACAGGGGCCGGCGGTGGCGGCGGATGCACGACGACCATATCGAGTGGTGGCGCTGGCGGATCATCGGGCACCGGGCAGAGTGGCGGCGCCGGGGGCGCGAGCAATCCTACCAATCGCGGCGGTGGTGGTGGAGGCGGTGGCGGATATGACGGCCCCGGGGGCGTCGGCGGCGACGGATCGGACACGACGGTAGTAGCGCCGGCGACGCCTGTCGCGGCTGGCGCCGGCGGCGGCGGAAGCGGAGAATACGGCAGCGGTAACGGCAAGTCTGGTGCAGGCGCGAATGGTGTTGTGATCGTTCAGGAGGTACTCGAATAATGCCGACTCTTGGACAGTTGGGACGCGCGAAGTCGGGGCTTTCGTCCGACGCGCTGTCGGAACTCTTGCGCCAGCGCGAACAGGCGCAGGCGAGCGGACAGGCCGAGCCGGGGCTGCGGGATATCTACCAGTACGTCAGCAATCAAGGCGCTGGATCGTTTTTCATCTCGCCGAACGAGCAGAACGGCGGCGAATCGGGGATGGGCAGTTCGGCGACTGTGCCATGGCAGACGATCTCGCACGGCGCAGGGGATAACGCGTGGACGGAGCAGATGCCGGGTGTCGATCCGAGGTTCGCGGGTGTTGTGCGATTCGCGTCGAACGCAGGACACAGCAACGAGGGTTCCGGTAGTTGGCGTGCGGAGGTGGACGGATCGAAATTGCCGACGACGCGATTCGGCGACGTAACGCGCACGGCCCCGGTTAACGCGCACACTCCGCTATTCAACCCGGCGCTGGTGTACGACGATCCGCAATACGGACGCATTACGGACGCGCGCAACGT